GTTTTAATTCCTTGTATTCTTGCTTTCCAAGCATCTATGTCATGGAATATTTCATCTAATTGATCGTTCCAAGAACCATAGGCTTGTCGTCTTGTTGCATCTACTTGAGCATTACTCTCAGCAGTATTTGCAGCAGTTTCATATGATGCTAATTGCTCATCAGTTGGTTGTGCAATATCTAAGTTCCATTCTTTGATATACGCACCTTGACCATTACTGTCGTCTTGCAACTTAACATCTTCTAAAAAATCTACATCACTAACTCCATTAGCTTTGCAGTATTCTTTTATTTTGTTACTTAGTTGTGCCATAGTTTTACCTCCTTAATTTTAACTTGATATTTTAAATCCACTAAATTCTGTATTTGCTGAACCACCATACCAAACTAAAGATGTTCCATCTAAAAGAACATATAATTCTAAATAATCTCCTGCACTACAAGATTCTACAACAGTAAAAGGATTATTTACTGCTTCAACATAAGTTGGTCTTGGATCAATAATTGAAGTTCTAATTTCAGAACCATTTTTTCTTAATTGAACATATGTATATTTATGACCTGGACTTGTATTAGTATTTGTTTGTGTTCTTTGCATTACACTAAATGACCACTTTCCACCTTGTCCAGATGGAATTGTATATTTGTAATTAGTCGTATCAAAACCAGATGCAGTATCAAATTTAACAGTATTAAATGGACACTTACTGTAAGATGCAGCAGTACCACTCCAATTAGAAGAAATGTATGCAGAAAAAGATGGAGCATTAGTTTCACCAGCACCAGTTACAGTTCCTGTAAATGCGTAAGTGTCTGCTAAGTTCATAGACTCAGCTTGAATTTTACTTGTCATATATATACTCCTTAAATGAACTTAGAATCTTTTCTTTACTTGCGTAAGCAAGTGAAGCAAGGTTCATTGATTCAGATTGTATTTTTGTTATTGCCATAATTTATCCTATGTAATTAATTTAAATCCTTGAAAATAATTGAATGGTTTAGCTGCATTTACAGATGATAT